GCTGTATTGAACTCGACTATTTCTCAACCAATTCCCGAAAATGATGACAACTTGATGGAATTTTGTGCAAAACAAATTGAGAACGAATATTTTAATATATTAGACGTCAAAGATACTCCATCAACAGTGGATGAAGTAATAGAGTTAGCTATAAATGGACGTGACGGTAACGAGTATGTTACTGGAATTGAAATTAATAAAGCTGCTGGATTACCATTTGCTACATTTGGAGCACAATCGAAGTCTGATATGATTGAAATTGAACCTCTCACTGGAAAACGTAGGATCAAGGATAATAACTATGGCAAAATGTTAAAAGCAAGAGTCTCATATAAATTAAATAGAGCATCAAAGGGTGTTAGAGTAGTGTCTTTTAGTAATGCAAAATTAAAAGATGCTGCTATAAAACTTGACTATGTGAAGATTGGTAGAGGAAGGATTTTTCATAGTATAGCTCTTGATAAAATTATATGTGATTTAGGTTTGTTTGGAAGTTTTAAAGAGGCTTACACTTGTGCAAGGTTAAAAGTAGAGAGTGCATTGTCATTAAATGTTCATTCAATGGGTGTAACAAGTCTTGTTGAACATTTACGAAAATTTAATAATTTTACTGATGCTGATTTTACAAACTTTGATCAACGATTAGCACGCAACCTTCTGTTACGTGTTGGAGATATTCAATGTAATATAATTAAGAGAAAGAATCCTCGAGATGTATGGGATACAGCTAGGCGTGTGCTCGTTTTAGAACAGGTAGATACACTAGTTGTTGAATATCAGGATATTACCCTAACACACCGTGGTAATAAAAGTGGCGAGGTGAAAACTACAATCGACAATAATATGGCACGAGAATTGGCGGATTATTATTGTTGGTGTATAATTAATTTGAACGGAGAAGATCTCAATTTAGAAAACATGCATAAAATTAGACTTGAAAAGTTTAGGGAAAATAGATCTGCAATTGGTTTTGGTGATGATGAGGTAGAAGCAGTCTCAGATGAAATTGTTTCGAATTACAACTTTGAAACTAAAAAGATCGAATTAGAGAAACTTGGGATGGTTGTTACTCCTGGTAACAAGAGTAAAAACATAATGAGGGTTACACCATTTGACGAACTTACATTTCTGAAGAGAAAGTTCGTTTATCAACATGGAATGTGGACCATGCCTTTAGATGTTAAAAGTTTAGAGGCACCATTTGTCTGGACCAAAATTCATGATCATGAGTTGGACATATGGTATGAGTTGGTAAAGGATAGACTTTTTGAAGCACTTCTTCACGGTGAAGAATATTTTGATGATTTTCGTAGAAAATTGGAGAAGTGTTCGGATCCTAGATTGCTTAAGAAAATTTATCCTTTGATAATTCAAACATATGATACTGTACTTTTACAGTATAAGAAACATTATTATGAGCATTAGAACAGACATTTTTAACAACCGTACCACTCTCTTTGGTATCTTAGATGAGGAAGGTATACCAGAAAACAACAAACGTTTCTTGGAAGTGGAGGGAAGAGTCTCACAACTCGAAGATCGTACTTTGCAAACTCAAACGCAACTAGTTGATTTATCAACGGTTGTTGCTAAGAATCGTGCCGATTTCAATGCTTTTGAATTGAAAACTAATAATACTTTGACTTCTTTGGAAGCTGGAGTATT